GTTTTACAACCACGATGAGAATTACAAGCTCGTGGAGATCCATACGAATTTGGAACACGAGGTATTAAGTAATTTGCCGACCGTTCTCGATGAGGATGAGGACGACATCCCTGTGTCGCCTGCCCTGCCCTACATTATCACGCTCGATCCGGATTCAAACGTTATCCTGTCCATTCGACGTAACTATGCCGAAGGTGATGCACAGATGCAGCGCCTGTCGCATTTCACCCATTACAAGTTCCTGCCAGGATTGGGGTTCTATGGGTTCGGCCTGATCCACATGATCGGCGGCCTGACTTCATCGGTCACCTCTATCCTGCGTCAATTGATCGATGCCGGAACGTTTTCGAATCTACCGGGCGGGCTGAAAGTTAAAGGTATAGCGATTGATGGTGACAACGAACCGATAGCTCCAGGGGAGTTTCGCGATGTCGATGCACCAACGGGCAGTATTAAAGATGCCATCATGACCCTGCCGTACAAGGAGCCGAGCGCGGTTCTTGCGGCACTGCTGGGCGTGTTGGTGGAAAGCGGGCAACGCTTTGCCTCCATCGCTGACATGCAGGTTGGTGATACCTCCGGTCAGCAGCAGCCGGTCGGCACGACCATTGCCGTGCTGGAGCGCGGGACTAAAGTCATGTCTGCGATCCACAAGCGGTTGCATTACGCACAGAAAAACGAGTTTAAAATTCTGGTGCGATTGATCAAGGAATCGTTACCGGAAGGTCCGTACCCGTATGCGACCAAGGGTAAGGATCAGGTCATTATGACCAAGGACTTCGATGATCGGGTAGACGTGTTACCCGTCAGTGATCCGAATATTTTCAGCATGGCGCAACGGGTCATGATCGCCACACAGCAGTTGCAGATGGCGCAGGCCGCACCCGAGATCCACAATTTACGTGAGGCGTATCGACGGATGTATGTTGCCATGGGCGTAACGGATGTCGAGACGCTGTTGAAACCGGAAGAGAAACCGGTGAAAATGACGCCGCTCGAAGAACATCGAAACGTCCTTCAAAATAAGATGTTAACTGCCGTACCGGAAATGAACCATCAGGCACACATCGAAGCGCACATTCAATTCTTGCAGACACCGTATATACTAATGAACCCGGCATTTGCCGCTAACCTGGTACAAGACATCTTTAACCATGTATCGCTTATCGCCAAGCAACAGGCACAGCAGCAGATGCAGCAGATGCAGCAGATGCAGCAGCAAGGACAGCAAATGCAAATGCAACAGCCACCGGATCCGGCCATGATTGAGCTGGAAATGATGAAACAGATCATGCCGCGCCTGATTCCGCCCACACCGCCGAACCCACAAGTGGATCTGCAAAAGCGTCAATTGGACATCGAAGAGAAAGACGATCAGATGAAACATGCGCAAGATGCCGCAGACATGGATGCTAAAGAACGGATCTCACATGAAGACAATGTGACCGAGCTGATTAAAGCAACGATGATGCCGATAGACTCATTACCGAAGCAGCAATAGCGCTATGGAAACGACACTCTCGGAGCTGAAGAAGAAAATAGAAGTATTACTTAATTCACGCAATCAAGTATTATCCGGGGGCGGCGCAAAAGACTATGCGCAGTACCGGCAGATCGTAGGGGAAATTACAGGCTTGAACCTTGCGATTAATGAAATCAACGGCCTGCAACGTAAATTTGAGAGAAATGAAGATGGTGACTACAAGTAAGTTTGGTAGCGCGGGAAAAATGATTCCAGATTTTGTCGAGAAAGAACGCATCATTGCGCCGAAAGATACTCGGACCAATGAGGTGAAAGCAGAAAGTGAACGGGCGAAACTCCCGCGAGTTAACGGATGGCGCGTATTGATCGTACCTTATTCGCAACCCACTCAAAGTAAGGGTGGGATACAGTTTGTGCAACAAACGGTAGATGTCAATCAACGAGCCACTGTCATTGGCTACGTGGTTGAGGTAGGACCGCTGGCTTATAAGGATGAAGCAAAATTCGGGATGGATTCTGAACCCTGGTGTAAACCCGGCGATTACGTCATTTTTGGTCGTTACGCTGGCTCACGAATCACCCTTCACGGGGATGGTGATGAGGCTGATCTTCCCTGTCGTATTTTAAATGACGACGAGATATTGGGAACGGTACTAAACCCCGCTGATTATATTGAGGTAAATTAAGATGGCTGGTGAAAAAGAAATACCGGTAGGCGATGAGGATCTGGAAAACGAGATTCAAGATACCGAGATCGAGCTGGAAGCATCAGACGATGAAAATGACGAGGAAACCCCGGTTGTTGCGAAAGCGCCGGTTAATCCGAACGTTCAGGATCAATTGGATGAATCGGCATCGGATGAAGGGATCAAGAAAGAGCTAACGGCAGAAGAAAAGCTGTGGGCTTTTATTGAAGCAAATCCTGAGACTCGTGATATTCACGGGAAAGATGCGACCAAGCGAATCAAAAAATTAACCTACGAAGCGAAAGAACGCGAACGACAAGCTGAAGAAGCGATCAACTATGCACGAAAAATTCAGGAAGAAAACGAAGCACTGAAAAAACGACAAGTCGATCAGGATGGCGTGTTCCTAACGGAGCATCAAACCCGGTTGGAACGTGAACTGGAAAACGCCAAACGAGAGTACAAGGAAGCGTACAGTATGGGCGATGCCGATCTGATGGCAGAAGCCAATCAAAAGATTGCGGTATTTGGTAATCAGTTACTGCAAGCAGAACAAACATCGGAACGCTTTAAAAACTCAAGACAACGTACGGAGCAACCGGTAGCACAACCGTATGCACCACAGCAACAACAGCCACAGCCACAGCCACAGCAACGGCCTCATACTCAAACCATTGATCCTAAAGCAGAAGACTGGGCGGAACGGAATGAATGGTTCGGGGAAGATCAGGAGTTAACGGAAGCAGCGTTAAGTATCCATCGACGTTTGGTAACACAGGAAGGGTACTTACCCCAAAGTGATGCGTATTATGAAGAGTTGGATGCCCGTATTCGTCGTAACTTTCCCAGTCATCGTGCATTTGTTAAAGCAGGTAAGCCTACCATGGAGAACCATAATACGGTCGTAGCGCCCGTTGCTAATACAGGACAGCCTTCACGACAAGGACGTAAGGTAAAATTAACAGCATCGCAAGTCAGTGTCGCTAAAAAATTAGGTGTTCCCTTAGCGGAATACGCTAAATACGTACCTCGCGATTAATAACGAGACTTGTACTATTCGTTATTAATTACTACTATTCATCTTAATACAGGGTGAAAACCCTGCACAGGTAATTAAAATGCCAAGAAGCAAAACAGTTAGCAGTAATCCCAGAGCACCACGCTCTGCCAGCACTCGTGAAAAGCAAACACGCAGAAAATCATGGACACCACCGTCTATGTTGGACGCTCCCCCTCCTCCGGATGGATATCATCATCGGTGGATCAGAGCGGAAATGATCAACAATCCGGATAAGCTCAACATGAGCAAACGAATGAGAGAAGGTTTCGAACTCGTGCGCGGTGATGAGTATCCTGATTTTGAAGTACCAACAGTTGATGATGGACGACATGCAGGTGTTATAGCGGTCGGTGGATTGATGTTAGCTCGAATTCCGATTGAAACAGTAGAAGAGCGCAGGACGTATTATCAAAAACGTACCCGTGATCAGATGCAAGCAATCGATAACGAGTTAATGTCTCATTCCCAATCCGTTATGCCAATCCAGGCACCTAGCCGTAAATCCAGAACGGATTTCGGAAACCCGGATAATAAAGGCGATTAACCTCGGTTAGTCAATTCTGTTTGTTTATTTTTCTAGGAGACATTAGCTATGGCTAATACTGACGCCCCTAACGGGTTTACTCCTGTTCGACACCTCACAGGCGGAATCATTCGCATGGAAGAAATGCCGATTGCCAAAGAAACGGCAGCGGCTATTTTTTCCGGCGACGTGGTAGAAGCACTATCAACCGGTTATATTAAGGTTGGTACTGCAACGTCTGCTGGAGCTGCGACAGGTGTTTTTGCGGGTTGCAAGTACACTAACCCCCAAGGACAAATCGTGTACAGTCCTTATTGGCCTGCTGCACAAGCAACGCTTGCGGATGCGGACGCGGTTGGTTACGTGTATTCCGATCCGAATATTGTGTTTCAAGCACAATGTAGCGGTACGGGTGCATTCGCCGATAATGGCGCCCTTGTTGATCTCGAAGCAACGGCTGGTAGTACGTCGACTGGTCGATCTGCCCAAGAGGTTAAT